TACTGCTACATCTACATGCATTCTGTTGGCAATTTCATGCATATTAAGATTTCGTTCTACCATTTCTTTTACTTGCATTAGTATTTCACGGGACATATTAAACTCCTTAGGGGTATATATATAACGCCTTAGGTACCGATTCCGTTGACATTACAATTTCAACATTGCCCACATTGCAGTCTTTTCCAAATCAGATTGAAACTCTGGATAGACCTTATCTAGTTCGGATTTGCCAATTTCATTATAGCCTTTGTTTGATTTTTTACGACTTAATTGGTTAATGGCATGTTTGCTACCATTAACCAATTTAGTTTGAAGTTTGGCACCTCGGCGACCCCAAAAAGTTATATACTTGTTAGTCTTAAAAGGCCAAGGTGGACTTACTAGAACATCTTCGGCTAATAGAATTACACCCCACACCTTATCGTGAGTACCTTCTTTACACCATCCAATAAATTCATAGTTCATTCTTCAACTCCAAAATGTTCTTGTAAATCTCGTCTAATAAACTTCACGGCATTGTCCCATATTTCATTACTACCACCTCGTTCAGCATCGTGTACAATGCCTAAACATTCTCTCACAATCAACTCGGCGAACTTTTCTGTATTAAATGTAATATAACCGCCGCTGAAGCGGTCATCAACTTGTATATACCCAGCCAGGTCTTCAAGTTCTCTAATTCGTTTGTTCATTCGGGGTTTGAGTTTGGGGGCATATGGTCCTTTACTACATACATGAGCAACATCAAAGTCTGGATAAGTATCTCCGCAATGTACACAAGTGATTTGTTTCATTCTTCAATTTCCTCTACAGTTTCTTCCACTGGTTTATCAGGGATATTTTCCGTATCACCTTCTTGGGCGAATACAAATCCCATACCCAACATTGTTTCCATTTCAATAGGTGTACAGTGGGCACGAAACACAAACAGTCGGCAAGTAAGATTATCCTTACTGTAGTAGATTCTATAACTCACCCGTTCTACATTCAATGCTTTGGCAAGATCGGGTCCATTAAAACTTTCAGGCCAATCCTCGTTTACATTATTACGTGTCTTTTCAAAATAAAAATCTTGCATCATTTTTTAAGTCCTAAAGCATCAGCTAATGCATTCTCTAGCATTTCAGCCTGTTCTTCTTTAGATAATTTTTTAAGACCTAAGGCAATTTTTTCTTCTTCGGACAGTTTACGCAATGCCGCACGACGGAGTTTAGTACGTTCTTTTTTACGTTCTTCTTTTTCACGTGCCTTACGATCCGCTTCCTGATGTTTCTCCCACCATTCACGAACCTCATCATCTTTGATGACCAAGAAATCTGCATATCCTGATTTTACTAACTCCGTCATTGCCTTACAAGCAATGCGGGCCAACTTGTCGTTGTTTGCTTTAAGCTCTTTATACTGCCAACTGTCAGTTGGCTCACCTGAACGATAATCATCTTCATAACTTCTGCAGGGCATTTTCTTTCTCCTTAACTAAAAACATATATCCAAGCATTGATAATAAACCAAACCGTTGCACAAGATAAAAATACAATCAATATATCCAGTGCAATGATTCCGGGTCCAGGTGGTTTAGGACCATATTGGTCTACCCATGAATTTTTGCTAAAGGGTTTGACTTCTGCGGCACCTAAATGTAAGTCGGCAGGTTTGATGGCCTTAAACTCATTCATTATTTCATCGGTCATTTCCGGCATGTCATCAAAGTCATCAATAGGTTTATTCATTATTTTACTCCGAATGTGTTCAATGCTGGTTGCAATGTGTTAATCAATTCAGTCTCGCGGGCATGAGCAGGACGCTTGCCTCTCACAATCTCCACGACACCAAATACAAATCGCTCGGCACCTTGTTCACGCAAAGCATGTGACAAACCCCAATCTTTGTTCTCAGTCATAGCACGTTGCATGTGTTTTTGCATACGGCGTGTCAGTGTCTTACGCACATTACCTGCGTAGCAAACAGCAGTCAGACCAATGTAATACTCAAGTGTTACAACATTTTGGATGTAGTAAATGACTTGATTGCGGTCTGTTCTGCGTTTGCGAGTGATTTTCGAGTTCATGTAAGTATTATATACCCAATGTGATTTATTGTCAACTATTGGGTGTACTACTTTACTCTACAAATCCCATAAACATTTCAATGTCATACCAAGCTACTGCTTTAGTATTCATTTCATAAATGAGCACAGGGAATGATTGAGTATTAACTTTATCAAAGTTAACAAGTTTCTCAAAATTAGATTGACACAGTTCTTCATCAGACTGGTCCTCAAAAGTCACAAATGCTTTGTTAGTGTTCACAAACTTGTCAATGTCGTAAGTCATGATTGTCCCTTTCAAGTGAATAAGATGCTAGTATATACCCAATTTAATTTATTGTCAATTTGTTGTTGTAAGGATCGCTAAAGCCTCTTGTAATACTTTTGACTGACGATGGTAGGCATCTAATTCCCATGGTAGGTTGGTATATTCTTCATGTGTCATTTCTTCAGGTGGCTTCTTTGTGTAGGGTATGCCATGCCAATAGCACATGCCATTTGGTTTTATCTTAAGCATACCTAAATGTTTTTGACTAACATGTATCAGTTCATGTACAAGGATCTTTAGTTGTGATTCTATTGATAAGTTAATATTCAATCCAATACGATTGACTCGGTTGATATCGATACCACCGTAAACATTATCTTGTAATGGATATAAGCATACTTCTACTGTTTCAGGTAACTCAATGATTTGTGACACCGCAATGGCTAACGAGGTCAATGCAACCTCGTTATCTTTTTGATGGTGTGTATTTTGATAATAAAATTTAACTTCCATTATGCATTAAAAATTTTGTCCATTGCCTTTTTAATTATCTTTTCACGTTCTTGTTTACTTTTAGCACCGAGTACTGTTATATTGTATAATTGGTCATTAGCACTAACAAGCATTGTGATACAGAATCCTGCCGCATTAGTGAACCCGGTCTTTATTGTAACTATACCTTCTTTGCCAAAGTAATGACTAGTTGGATTATTAATAAGTGACTTATGTCTTGGTTGTTTTACAAACTTCCTAGACTTCTTATTCTTTTTAAAACGTTCAGGTAATCTAGTAGACGGATTAGTAACTACTCTTTGAGTTTGTGCGGCTTGCTGTACTATTGGAAATATACTTACTGCTTTAGTCAATAGCATTATATCATTCACACTACTATAATTCATAGGGCTTAGTCCAGTTGGCTCAACAAAACCGGTATGTTTCATACCAAGTTCTTTTGTATGTGCATTCATTTGTCTAATGAATTGTTGTTGTCCACCGGGATAGTTTTGCGACAATGTTACTGCGGCCAAATTATCACTACTTACTAGGGACATGTTTACTAGTTCTTGTCTTGTTAGAACCATACCCTTGTTTAGTTTAGTGTGATTGATTTTATTACCCGTAACAGTAATTTTTTCATTCAGGTCTTGATTTGATTTCATGACCGTATATATAGTCATTAGTTTGCTTATGCTAGCAATACTAACTTCTTTTTCACTGAGAGTACCGGAAATAACTCTATCATGTGTTATGTTGTATACTACTGCATTTGCCTCAGCAAACGATAATAGCGGCAGAAATATTAATGTGATTAAAATGTTTCTCATATAATATTTAGTATATCACAGAATTGTCATAACACAACATCAATGGATACTTCCTTACAAGTGAATACGTACTGTGTGACCAAAAAAATAGACCCCGAAGGGTCTATTCTTACATTGCAGGACCATTTCCTGATTTGAATCCAACTTCTCCTCCCTCGTCTACAATGCGTTTCATTACATCTTCAAACAATATGGGTCGAAAATCGGTTTGTTCTACGCAAACACAATGATATCTTGGGTCGATTTCATCACTGTACAACATAGTGCCAGTTTTAACATCATATCCACGGGGCTTTTTAACACGATTACTGTGCAAGTGACCATGAATGTTGACTCCAAAACGACCTAAACTTTCTTCATGTACAGGGATATGACTCAATATCATACCGTTCATAACATGATAGGCTCGCAATTCACGGAAGTGTTCACGATATTCCTCGTCACGGAAGATATCATGGTTACCACGGATCAATACCTTATCACCGTTCAAACGTGCCAATGTTTTTAATGCTTTGCGGTTGATAACTACATCACCCAAATGATAAACTTTATCAGCGGGCTTGACAGTCTCATTCCAACGTTTAACCATTTCCTCATCCATTTCATCGGGGTCGGTCCAGGGACGCAACTTAGTTACGCCGTCATCACGGGTAAATCTACACACTCCGGCATGACCAAAATGTGTGTCACTTACTAAAAATACTGATGGCATGATAACTCCTTAAACTCTTTCTTTCTTTACTCGACCAATACGACCTGCTTTGTTCCAATCGTATGCAACACCATCTGGGCACTTACCATTACTAACACTATCAACGCCAAACACACCGCATATCTCAAACGTATCACCCTTGATGGTTACAAACACATTCAATGTTTTTGCATGTGCCATTGCCAAATCAAGTGTTGCAAATTCTTTTTCTTCTATCTTATACATTCTTTTCCTTTATGCTAACATCCAACCTTCATCATCGTCTTTATATTCAATATCTTCATTGCCATCATATTCAGTAATTCTAAACAACCTACCTATTTTAACCCACATAACTTCTAAATCTATTAGACCACCTAGATATACATCAGGATATTTCAATATCATAAAAGTTTCTAGTTCATCAAATCTTTCCTCTAAGACCATATTAACTATGGCTGGATCAAATACTATTTCCGGTAAGTGTTTATTCCATGAATACCAACCAGCACCAAAGCCCGGACTATACAACACTGCAACCTTACCATCAACTATTACTTTTTCCATCAGATAACTCTTTCAACATTTTATTCTTTACTAGTAAATTAGGACTACGATAATCTTCTGTATCAGCAAATCCCATCACTATACCAACTTCTGTTACTGCTCCACTTCGGGCTACACCGGCAATGCAATGCACCACTACATTACTACGATTAAGCAATGCTTGCTTTAGTATTATAACCAAACTCTTTGCTTGGTCATCAGTGATTTTCATTTCTGGTTCAATACATTCATCTTCTTCTTCCAAGTCTAGGAATTGAAACTGGTGAACATTATTGAATTTATGTTTGGGTTCGGGGAATTCCATGCCAGTGTCAACAATCTGAATTAATACATTGTTGATACCAGGATCGTAATGTCTTCCGTTTTTGATATCAACTAATGCTACATTTTGAATCCACGGCATATTTTTCTCCTTCATTAGAGTATTATAAACTATTTTGGGATTATTGTCAAGCGCAGAAAGTAACACCCTAGGTGCGCTATAAAGAATATATTAATAAAGAACGTAGAGTATGTAAACTCAGTTAATGCGAGAGGTTTGTCTAGGGTGTTTTTGAAAGTATTATCTTTTTCACAAACAGAGCCAGTCTTATCTGTTGGGTGTGATAACACTTTCAAAAACAATCAAATACTATTTGTTTGGTTTAATAATTTAACAACTATTTCAAATGATAGAGTCCCGGTATCTAATGCTAATGCTGATCTTGTTTGAGTTATTGAATTGTCTATTGTACTTACCGAATGAATTATTTTCCCGTTGACACACCATGCCTCATTTGGCTGGGCTATATAACTATCAATTAATTTTAAATCTTCATCACGGTAAACTATCGGAGAATATTCTTTTTCTGGTAATTTTTTCACGTCGGTGTTAATATTACTAGGAATAGATTTCATAGGTTCAGTATTTTTATTAATCAATTCATAAAATCCTGTTTTAAAATTTCCAGGGTTATTGTAGAATAATATTGTACATGAGCTTGTTTGATCGGTATGGGG